TTTGCTAAAGATACAACACTTGATCTTTGGTCAGCACTATCAAGATACATTTCATTTGCTAACATATTAGCATTGTATCCAAGATAATGTGTGTTGTAAGCAAGAACATCTAATAAAATGTTCATACCAGAACCTTCAAAATCATAATCTGTAAACTCATCCTGTTGTGATAAGAATGTTTTTAGATTATCTTTGATACCATCAAAGTCTAATCGTGATATATCTAATTTAGTTGCCATATTATCTTAATCTTTCTAAAAATGATTCTACTATAATTCTATCAGGAACATTTTGCACATAAAAAGATATTGTAGCAGCATATGCGTTCCTATCAAATTGTGGTTTAGTTGCCACTTGTACTAATTTTGCTCTTTTTTCAAAATTTCCAATTAATAAACCTATTTCTTTTTGTATTGCGTGACTCATTTGAGGTGTCACTAATTCAAACAACATTGCTCTTAAATTTGATCCTATTTCTGGATGAAAAGGTTTGTCATAATGATTTAAATTAATAAGATTTCTTACACTTCGTTTTACCGCTTCAACATCCAACATTTTTTGAATGTCTTTAGTGGCAGTATTTTGCTGAAAATCTAAATTCAAGTCCTTATAAATTTTCGAACTTCTTTTACTTTTATTTGTTAATTTACCAGCGTCATAACTTGCCATATTTCTCTCCTATTACTATTTATACCAATATTACCCACCTGCAAAAACTGTATCACTACCAGTTGTCATTGCACCTGCGTCAGTACTATCACCTATTCTTGCCATCGCTAAACCAACAGCAAAAACTGTATTACTTCCCACATTTACAACAGCTGTGTGATTTGCACAGGTTGGTGCTGGTGGAAAAGGGTGAGCAACTGTTTTATCGGTTATTCTAGCAATTAAAATTTTATTAGCAAATACAGTTGATTGTCCTGGCGTAGTTAAAGTCGTAGTTGTGGCACAAATATGTCCTGTGGTTAAACTATCTCCTTTTCTGCTTACTGCTGGCACGTTTTTTTCTTTTCCTTAAATAATATGTTCTACCTTTTATCTTATAAACTCTTTTTGGTCTAAATTCAGGTTCATACGGTTTACAAACCCAATCAACTATCTTTTTAAAATAATTCATTGGAGGATCCTCCTATATTACTTCTTTGTTTTTCTTTTTTTCCTTAATGGTGGCTTAGTTGCCTTAAATTCATTGTAAGCACCTTTTGTTCTCACCATACCATCTGGTGTAGGCACTTTATTTTCATCAATTAGTCTTTGTCTGTTTTTTAAATGTTGTGCTTGAACAGCATCCTTGTCACCACCGTGATAAGCAACAGCGTGTCCTTCTTCCATCAAAGTTGTAGTGACCACTTGCTCGTTAATTGTTCTAAAATCACCTAGAATACGACCAAACTTACCTTTCATGTTTTCTCCCATTTTTGAAACTTGGGAAATTAAGGTTGCTTCTGAACTTAACAAAGAAGTTAGTCTTTGTTTTGCTGCTTCACCAAAAACTTTTTCAATCCTATCAGATGTTCTTGATTCAGGACAGTCAATTCCAACAATTCTTACTCTTTCGTTTCTTAACCAACAGCCAAAACCTAAATCTATATCAACATCAACGGTATCACCGTCTACCACTTTTAAAATATTTACTTTATATTCATACATACTGGTTTTCCTTTACATTTTTACAATAACTATTTATAAGTGCTTGACGGAATCGTAAAAAAATGATATAATAGTACCTATGAGTAGTGATGGAGACGGATCTGCTCTGGACGCACGGCGTGGTTCCTAGGATCACGCCGCTAACTCCTAAAAAATGAGAACAAAACAAGAACAACTGGTATTATACCATTTTTTTCCATTTTTTTCTTGACTTTTAGCGGTTTTTAGTGTATTATTAGTGTATATTATGAAAAAAAACAATAAAAATAGTGATTTTTTGGGTGCGACAGATTGCGCTATTGTGAAAAATCAAAAAATGTTGTATAGTAATAGTATGAAAACAAAAAAAACTTACATTAAGGAGAAAATATGTCAAAAATAAAAAACTATATTATGACAAGTGTTGAAAATCAAGTTGATAAAATCACAAAAGATTATATTGACGGCAACATTGATCTTAATACTGCTGAAAACAAAATAGAAGACATTGATAATTTAGAAATGTATCTTGAAAAACATAATATTCAAGACCATTTGTTTTATGCAAAAGAAGATTACTTTAAAAAATCAAATATTGCTGGAGGTTTACAATAATTATGAAAAAATTTTTAGAATATTTTAGTACTTGTTCTATTGTATTTGGAACATTAATAATTGTCGGCGCTGTTGGTTCTATTGAAACAGATCAATGGTTAAAAGGTGGCGTGCTTGCACTTTTAGGCGTGACAATGTTTATATTATCAATTTATGCACAAGAAGGGAGTAAAGACTAATGAGTGATTTAACAGAAGTATATACATTTAAAGATGATGTAGGTAAAAACCTATACAGAAAGAAAACTTATTATACACTTGTTATTGAACAAGATGTATTAGCAAATAACAAAGATGAAGCAGACGCTAAGTTTACAGATCATGGTGGTATTAATCATAGTAAAATTACAAAAGATATTACAGACGCCAACGAAGGTATTGAAACTTATATGGTTGACGCTAACTATACAGATTCAGATACTGCTAAATATATGGGTAAAGTAAAATATGATGTAGAAAATTATCATCAAACTTTTGAAGACGCAAAAGAAAATGGTGATATTCATATTGATACTTGGGCAGATGAAAACGAACCTTTACAGACTAAAGAAATGTACGAACCTAAAATGACGGTTGATGAGGCAGTTCAAGTAGGTCAAAACTTAAAAAAAGAAAAAGAAGAATCAGATGTTGATGTTGCTTTAAATTTAGAAGCAGAAAGTGCTATAGGTAAATAATGTTTAATAATATAGATAAACTATATCACTATACAGATAAAAATACCAAATGTCTAGTGCCAAATTGTGAAAATTTAGGTAAAAATAAAGGTAAGAAAAATAATTTAAATGAAGAATATAAATCTATTTTTTGTGAATCTCATTTAGCTGCTTATCATAGAAAAAAAGGTATTAACAAGAAAAAGACACAAGAAGATTTTGATAATGAAATGGAGGTTTATTTAAATAATGTTTAGAGAAGAAAAATTTATATCAGCGATATTAACACAAGCAGTTGAAGACGCTAAATACCCAGGTACTAATAAGAAATATCTTAAACATAAAATAGAAGCAATCAATTGGATTATGAGTGATGATCCTCAATTTAAATATTATTGCAGATTGTTGAATATAGAACCTAGTTATATTAAAAATAAACTTAAAAGGCATAGCGATACTAAAATATCTAAAGAGCAAAAAGTATTAGTAGTTCCAATATTAAAAATGTTAGAAAGGAAAAACAATGGATCAGGACGTATTAGGATATAGTTCTCACGATTGGCGTAAACATACAGATGACGCTGTTGTTGTAGATAGTAAAACAAAAATGAAAGTAAATGAAAGTAGAGTTATTTTTACACATCCCAAATCAGGTCAAGAGGAAACTGTTGACGTATCAAGATTGGTAAGAGTATTTGTAAACAATATAGAAAGTCATAAAAGAAGTGTCAAATAAAGAAGACGATAAAAAATTACAAGAAGCATTTGATGATGTCTTTAGGTACTCCTTAATTATGGGACTAAAGTTTCCGTGGCAAATGATTGCGGCTACTTTAGTTACCATAGGTTTAAGAATATACAAGACAGTATTAGATGATGAAGGATACAAAGCAATGACAGAATCCATAACAAAAAGTTATGATGAGATAGATAAATTTAAAGATGAAACATTACACTAACCTAGGAGGAAGATGAGCAACCCATATGATAAACAAGTAGGTGGAGATCACTATTCTAAAATGAAGATACAACCTGCTGAGTTTATAAACAAAAACAAATTACCTTTTGCCGAAGGTAATGCAATTAAGTATATTTGTAGGCATATAAACAAAGGTGGCGAACAAGACCTTGAAAAAGCAAAACACTATATTGATATGATTATTGAAAGAGATTATGGCGATGACGCTGAACAAAGTAAAACTTTTTCAGGTTTATCTATGACCTTTGATGAAGGTTTACCACAAGATAAAACAGAAGAGGAATTATTTACATTAAATAGTGATGATATTAAAATAACATACGGAGACAAAGATGATTCACAAAGTAAGTGAGTTGTGTAAAAAGATTGATGGTTTAAAAACACAAAGCACAAAACTATATGAATTAAAATACAACAATCCTAAAACACCTGTAAGGGACGCTGAAGTAAATCATATGATAGAAGATATACAGGCAACTTGTAGATTGATTGCAAATGATAAAACAAAATATGAAAAATAGTATATTGATTATATTGTTTGTATTGCTTATAGGATGTAGCAGTACAAATAAAAAACTAGAAACACATCCAACAGGTGAATTAAACGTATTAGAAAACTTTTGGGATATAATAGGAAGCGGTAGTATAAAATGATTAAAATTGAAAATGGTTTAGTTGCTGTTAAAGATTTAAAAGCACATCCTTTAAATGAGAAGTTATATCCATTTAAAGAACATAAAAACACAATTGAGGTTTTGTCTGAAAAATTGTACAACGAATTTAAAGCAACAAAAATACCTAATCATACACCATTAGATGTTTGTCCTGAAACAGGCACAGTTAATTCAGGTCACTTTAGATGGTATGCAAGTCAAGAAATGAAAGATGATAAAGGGAATATTATTAAAGCAACACACCTTAAAGCAGTTCCTGGTAGAGTATTTAATTCTGATTATGTTGAATATGATGAAATGAAATTTTTAGAAAAGTTTAATAAAGATGGTAAACGTGATGAATATAAAATTACAACTTTAGTACATAATTATATTCAACAAAATAAAGCATTTGAAAAAAAGAATGGTAGAGAGTTTAATGCTAAAGAAAGAAATATATTTGCTGTAGAAAGTAGAATTGATAAAGATAAGTTTAGAAAAATTATAATTTTGAATTCAGACTTTCCACATCTATACAAAGATTTTATAGATGAAAAAATAACGATAGGTAAAGCATGGAGAAAAGCAGGTAAACAAAAACCTAGTAAAAAATATAATCCAGATAGACACAACTTTTTTGATACCTTAAATAAGTATCCTAAAATACCTTTAGTATTAACAACAAAAGGTAGAGAGTTAATTAAAGAGTTTAAAAATTTAGGTAATGGTATTATATTTGATGATGATATGGGTTGGGAAACTAATCAGATAACACAACCTCTATCAAATATATGGATGTCTGCTGCTGTTTATGCATTTAATTCTGTAAAACAATCAGACCTTAAATGTGTGACACCTAGAAAAAGACAAGGTTATGCAGATATACATTTTGAAAATCTAACTAAAAAATTTTCAGATGAATACTTATCAGAAAGAATAGAAGTAAAAGTAGGTGCTTGGCAAGGTAATGCTAGTTCAACAATTGTATATGGTGGTATGGGTAGTGTTAATGTGACACCTCACGAATATATTATCGGTATTCACAATCAACAATTAAATAAACATTTTTTAATGATAACAACCCTAGATAAAGACGACTGGAAAACTGATGGTAAAGATTCAAATGCTACAATGTCTTTATCAAGTTGGTTTAAAAGATATCACAATCAAAAAGATAAGTACAAAGTATTGTTAGGTGATATTTACAAAGGTAATAAATCAGTAGAAGTAGAGTTTAAAAGTCTTTAGTTATACCTACACTAGGTTGCTCTTTACAATCTTCAATAACATTGTTAATATCATCTACATTGC